TTCGATGGAACTTCAGCTGAACTTTGTTGCCTCCGACTGGGCCGATGGCACTGTTCTGGGTGACATGGTTGGTAATGGTAAGCAGTATGTTTTCCGTTTCTGCCTGATGAACAGTCAGCCTACAGGTGCTGGCGCTACCAAGTATGCTTCCAGCGTATCTGGTATCGGTGCCTCCGGTAACGAAAACAGCGTATACTACTGGGTAGGTAAGATTGATGCCCTGCAAGTATCGCCTCAGCTGACCGATGCTAACACTGCTACTGTAGCTGTTACCATCCAGTCTGAGTTCTATGGTGCTTACACCTACTAATAGAACCTTAACAGGTGCTTCGCGTTAAATGCAGTGTAATAACTGCAGCCTGTTATTAAGGATAATAATATGAGTGAAGTAGAAGAGAAACCATTTAGCATGAGCTACGTTCTGCGTACTACTGCTAAACATATGCGTAAGAGCATTGATATCAGCATTCGGAAAACATTCGAACGTGTTGGTGAATTTGCACATGATCAACAAAAATCGCGAGAAGTATTTGAAACACTATCTTTCTTGCATACCATGAGGAAGAACCTCGATGACTTCCAAAGCGCCAACTCTGAAACCTTTAAAGGGGAATAATATGAGCGACATTAAACCATCCGGCATGAAATCATTAGTTGGTCGTAAGATGACCAAGAAATACGAATTTATGGGTGAGAAAGTCACAATCTCTAAGCTCAGCGTTGCTGAAGTTATGGATATCCAAGAAAAAGCCCGCGCATTGTCTGAAGAGACTGCCGATCAAGACGACAGTGGTATTGCTCTCCTGATGACGGTAATTCAAAGTGCCGTTGAAGGTGCTGATGAATTGACCAAAGAAGATTTCGAAAGCTTCCCTATGGATGAGCTGTCGAAGTTGTCCCAAGAAATCATGATCTTCTCTGGGATTGACCAAGCTCGGGGAAAATAATCCTGACGGATGAAGAGCTATCCCTTTATGAGATAGCTTTTCATTTACACATGCCCGTCAGCAGATTACTAGATGAATTAACCTACGAAGAATTGTTAGGTTGGTATAACTACTTTGAGCGTAGGCCGGTCGGTTGGCGTGAAGACGACCGTACCCATAAGTTGTTACAGGTTCAAGGTTGTAAAGAGCCTGGTCATAAAATCTTCCCGAGTCTCAAGGCCGTTTATGCGAGACCTGAGAGAGTGAACGAAGATGGTACAAACATGGCCAGTCTTATTGGTTCTTCACTATTCCAGCAAATGATGAAAGCTAAGGGAGGTGATCAGATACCATTATGATTAAGATCAAGGTAAGTGTAGGTAAAGATATCTTCAATATAAAGAAGGTAATCAAGCCTCAAATCAAAAAGAAGATTGAACAATACAAGGACGCGTTGGCAGCAGCAACACCTGTGGATACAGGTAGGGCGAGAGATAGTTGGCGTGTCGAAGGTGATACCATAGTTAATGATGTAGAATATATCTCGAAACTCAATAGCGGCTCCTCGCAGCAAGCTCCTGAGTATTTCATTGAGAAGACGTTATTAGCACAGCAGGGTGTAAGCCCTAATGGTGTTATCGTAACCGAACGCTAGAACTTACGCCCACGAAAGTGGGCATTAAAATTGAGGTGTATCTATGTCAGGTATAAAAGTAGATATAGAGACAAACTCTACGAGCGCTCAACGTGACCTAAAAACTTTGAATGCAAGTCTCGCTAAATTAGTGCGAGCTTCGAAAGAGTCCGGTAACGGCTTAAAGAACGTGACGGATAAGCAATACAATAAGCTGGCAATTAGCGCTAATGCGGCTAGTGAGTCCGTTAAAAACGTAGGCAAGAACGCTGCACAGGGTATGTCCAATGCAGTAAACAGCACAAACGGTTTAGAAAGCGTAATAGGCGGGTTAAAAAGAACTGCTATCAGCCTAGGCGCAACTTTTATAGCAATTTCAGGTATACGAGCTTTTCAGCAAAGTGCTGACGGCGTTACATTACTGAATAACAAACTAAGGCAGTTGTTCGATAACACTGGCGATATTGCTGATGCTCAACAACATCTTTACAAGATATCTGAAGATACTCGTTCTGATTTGACTCAGACAGTGAGTCTTTACACGTCTCTCGGCAAGAGCCTTGAGTCTACAGGGATTAATGGCGATAAGTTGGATAGTGTGCTGATCTCTATCCAGAAGACAGGCGCACTGTCAGGCAATAGCGCTGCAACTCTTTCAGGCTCTTTATACCAGCTTCAACAAGCCTTCGGATCTGGTGTATTACGTGGCGAAGAGTTTAACTCTGTCATGGAAGGTATGCCTGATCTCGTTAGAGAAATGGGTCTGGCTCTCGGCAAGACCCAGGGTCAAATGCGCAAGATGGCCAATGAAGGTGCTTTAACAGTACCTTTGATTACTGATGCTATTCTGAAAGCCTCTGATTCAATTAATAATAAATTCGGGAAATCAACCGCGACAGTTGGTCAGGCGCTTGGCCGATTGTCTACAGCTTCTATGCTGTTCTTCGGTAATCTGAATACTAATTATCGTATTCTGGACAGTACTACTGCTAATATTTTGAAGTTAGCAGATGGTATCGACAGCCTGGATGATAGAATGAGCAGGTTCGGCTCAAACTTCAACAGAGGACTGCGTCAAGCATTTACCCCTCCGAAAGAAGCATCCGCTTTTGAATCCAGTACGCGTGACATACTTGAATTTCTTAATATATCACCTGACCCAGAAGGCGGAGTAGTAGGCTTCCTCCGTGATTATCAAGATGTTCTACGTGATTTGAAGGGGACTCCGACACCTGGAAAGGCACTGTCAGCTGAACAAGTAAAAGCTCTTCAAGAACAACTTCAGATGCCTAAGTCCCTTCTCAGGAATGTGCTTGACGGCTTTGGCGAACTGAACGGCTTAAAAGAATTTGGCGATAACATCGTTGAGCTCGTTTCAAATATCGGCACGCGACTTTCGAAACTTATTCCTAATCTCAGTACCCCGATTAAGTCGATTGGTGCAAATCTTGCAGCATGGTTTAACGAAGGAGTGTTCGAAGGTGTTGCTTTCAAGGAAGATGCTTTCTCCAAATTCAACCCCTTTAATGCGTTAGAAGATTCTGTCGTGAATCTAGCGCGTTCCGGCTCTTTCAAAGAGATTTCGGATAATGTTAAGGCAGTGGCGGATGAACTATCTTCGCCTCGTTTGAAGGATCCATTCGCTTTCCTTCGAGAGAAATACACAGATTACTTACAGCCGCTGACTAAGTCGTTAAGAGACATCGGGGCTTATCTTGGTGTTATCGACGGCACTGGTTTCAGTGTATTCGACGGCAAACTGGCACAGATCAAGAGTGCCATTGAAACGTTGCGTTCCGTGACTGAAGCTCTTTTCGTACGTGTGCTGTTGCCTAAGTATGGTGATGCTTTTTATAAGATCTACCAAGTCATTCAGCAGACTGCTGTAAGAATGCATAATGCATTGTCGGATATCTTCTCCTTCTCTGGCGGTGAAGATTTCGCTGACACTGTATACGACTCTTTTAAGAAGCTCGCAGGATTCATTGAGACGGCTTTCACAAGTATCACGAACTCTGACAGCGGAATGTTTGATGGAATCTTAAGAGGTATCCAAGGTGTTTCTGCCAGCATTTATGATTTCCTGCGTGGATTTACGAGCAGGTTATTCGAACGCATTGTAGATGATCTTGAAGGTACTTTCGCAGGTGATCTTGCTAAGTCTGTCAAGTCAGGTTTTGACGCTGTGGTGGCTGTGATCGTAAGATCAGCGCAGACTATTCGCGATGCTTTCCAGAGTATTGGAAACTTGCGTATGGAGGACATGGTAACAGGTATTAATGATTGGACTGCCAAATTGTCTATCAGTTTGGACTCTATACGTTCCTTCGCTAACTCTGTCAAGATGTACTTCTTCGAGATTTATGACGCTGTTGTAGGGCACTCATACTGGCCTGATATGGTGGAAGGCGTCAACGCGTGGTCTGAGAAGTTATCTCATTCTTTGGATATCATCAAGGATTTCACCAAAGCTGTACTCGAACGTTTCAAAGAGCTTTATTCCGAGATCGGCGGTAGTCAGACTATTCTGCAGGATATTAAGGTACGTATCTCTGAATTTGACTTCCAGGGTGCGTTGGCTACACTTAGTAAGCATCTGGCAGGTATTATAGCTTCTGTAGTTGCAGTAGCCTTCGGTAGTGGCCTCACTAAAATTGTTGGCCTGAGCTATCTCACCACTGTTATACAGGAAGCTCTTGCAAGCGGCGTAAGCGCCTCGATGCCTTTTATCGGCAAGATCTTGGGTACAACGTTAGGTGAAGTATTCGGTACTGTGTTCGCTAATGCCGCAGTGGTAATGGCTCAGATCATCCAAGGTATCCCTTCGTTTGTTCGGGAGTTTGCTGATGCTACCTTAAGAGCCTTCCTACCAGATTCATTGGTGAATGTGCTTGAAAGCGGTATGGTGCTATTATCCGGGGTGATCAACGATTTCACCATCACAATCGCAGCCTTGGCCGGTATTCTTGCTATTAAGAGTGAGACTTTCAGAGGCGCTGTTGCTGACACTTTATTCGGGCCTCAGCTAGATAAGAAAGGCCGTATTAAGGAAGAGCCAGGCCGTGCTGGTGGAGGTCTGATTGACAAGGCTCTGAGCATCCTGCCTGGAAGTGATATGCTGTCTGAAAAGATAGCTGCTAGTAAAGCAAATCCTTTGAACCATGACTTTAAGAAAAGAATGGCTCTTGCTGCTGCTACGGCTTCTGCCATTGGATTGCAGCAAATGCTTCAAGGCTTTAATCCTATGACGATTCTGGCTTCATTGCCTTTAGTAGGATTCACAGCCCTAGGTGCAGAAGGCGGCAAGCGGTTTGCTGGCGAGTTCTTAGGGGGTGTGACCCGTTTACTTCAAGTAGACCGTCTAGCTACTAGTGTAGGTAATTTTGGCAAAGGATTGGTTGATAAGATATCGCCTGAGTTCGTAGGACCTCCTACAAGTGTTCAAGCTCGTCGAAATCGATTCACACCTGTAGATAACCTCACGAATATCCGTCGTAATTTTGATGAGTATAGCGAAGGTAAAGGCCGCCTAAGGGATGTTTTTGCTAAGAAACGTTTCACGACGCCAGAGGGAAGGGAAGTTACTGTAAATCGTCCTAATAAGATTATCGATGGTATCGCAGGAGGTTTTGACACTATACGTGCTGTCAGCGATGATTGGATTGATAACTTTGGGGCCAAGATGCAAATGCTTAAGGGCATAGCATCAGGTGTATTTGCTGGTATAGGGCAAGGCCTGAGTTTCTTGTTTGGCGATACAGTCAAGAACTTCCAAGCTATCTTTGGCTATCTAGCTAAATACAAGAGCCTGATCGCAGTAGCTGTTGGCGGTGTTCTTCTCGCGATGTCTGGACTAGCTAGTGCAAGTACTTTCGGAAATGATATTGAAGAAAGTGCTATTGAAGGTGCTAAAGCCTTAGGCCTTATTGTAGCCGCTATTGCAGCTATGAACGTGGGTCTTAGAGTGTTCGGCACACTTCAGAAAGATATTGCTGCAGCTGAACTCGTCAAGGCAGGTGGATTAGCGCTTCTTACTAATACACGAGCTGGTAGGCGTACTGCAGCATTAGGTGATGCTTTCGAATCTGCTACACTTGCTAAGAGCGCTAAGGCAGCTCTG